GAGTCAATGTAAGCCACTGCCGCTTCTTCTTCTTTCGCCAGTGAATCATCAGCGACCGCTGGTTCTTCGTAGGTGTTCGTGTCTTCAATTTGCTTGTTTATTCGTGACAATGCGTCACGGATTTCGGTCAAGGTTTCTGCTTCGTTGCTCATTGTATCATCATCCATTTTCAGTAGGGTGTATGTGCTTTCGGGGTTAATACCCTTTTTGCACAAGGTAATCTCATGCAACTCCATATCCGTGATTTCACGGTGGGTGCCATGTTCCGGTGTAGTCTTGCTAACACGGAACAACGCTTGGCCCCCAATGGAGAATGCTCGTAGTTCGCCACTGCGAACTTGCTTTTGGACTTCACGGGCTTTTTCAATGTCGTTGCGGATTTTGCACACGACAAACAGCCCGTGATCATCAACAGTGGATTTCCATACTCGGCCTTCACTGTCGGTGTAATTTGGGAGAACTTCTCCCACTTGAATACCACTGTGTGCCAATTGCACATTACGGTATGCTGGGTCGGCCATAAAGCCGTTGAATGCTTTCTTAAGAGCCGACACTGGGATTCTATCTCCCTGTTTGTCAACCATGTCAACAGAAGCGTAGCCAGCAATAACAAGGTCGTTTCCGAGTGCTGACTTCAAAATGAAGTCTGCTCCGGTCGCTGTCCATGTTGCAGTGGTCGCCATTATCTCACCAATTTTATGTCATGGTATTTAAGCCATAGGGGTGGCAGGGGGTTCGGGGGGCATCATTTCATCCTCCTTTGAATCCTCCATTGGAGCCTTAATTTCTTGCTCGTCTTTGGCTTCTTGCTCCGTTTTTTGCGGGAAACGCAAAGTCGCAGTGTTGCCTTCAAGGGTCAAATCCCCATCAATTTCTTGACCCTGCCCGTCGGTTGCTTGGATCTTAATGTGCTGTGGCATTCCCTCTAATTCTCCATCATCCGGTTGCATTGGGTCAAAAAACGGCGTTGCTTCATCGTCAAGTAATTCTGTTGGCCCTCTTGGAGCCGTATAAGCGTCCATCATGCCATTCCAGCCACCACCTTGAACACTGCCGCTTATCCTTGCTATTGGTGAACTGATGGCTTTTTCTCCCATCATATCGTCGTCAATCGCTTGATTGACAGTCCACTTTCCGTTTTCAGTCGCTTCTAAACCATATTCGGCACCGAACTGATCGAGCATTTCATCGGTTAAACCTTTGACATTAGCCTTCAATTCGGCTGGTGTCAGTGCTTCGTCACCGCCCGACAAGTGATGTCTTGCGAAAGTCAATATGCGTTCAACGGGGTTGGCTTTGCCATCTGTGTCTAATAAGGAGGCTTTGAACAGCATTGAAGAGGCTGTGGGGATGAAAGGAGGATAAGGTGTAATAGTGCTGATTTCATATTTCAGCAGGTGAACACCCACTGGCCCCCACACATCAATTTGCCTTTCAGCGTGAATTAACATTGGTCGTGTCCCTTTCTCAAACCCTTGATAGTCAAAACCTTCACCATCCCACTCGCCCTTCACCACCAACGGTGTGGGTTGTCCGGGATATTCAAGAATCATTTTTCCGTTGCGGATTGAAACCGAAGGGAATGGGCCATACATTTTCTTGACGCCATCTCCGTCCGGTGCGTAGTGAACCCACTTATGGTGTGCTTCTTTTCCTTTCATAAAGGTGGAGGTGGAGTCCCGAAGCCATAGTTCACCGCCGAGTGCATCCATGTTTGAGCGCAAACCTTCACGGTCGCTGAACTTACAGTCAGCGGGCATTGGGAATGAAACTCCTTCGTCGGTTTCGTAAAGAGTGCGGAGAATCGTCAGCCTGTCCTCCAATTTCTCCATGTGAATATCGTCGCCCTTATGCACCAACAGATCGATGGCTCGGAACCTGCCGTCTTTCAAAACACCATCAAAAGTGCAATCTCCTTCTTGTTTGCGTATGCCCTCTTTGACCTTCTTCGGCAAAGACACATCCCTGCCCTTTCCGTTGCTGGCTTTGATATGACCGCCTTTCTTTTGGATGAATACACGCTTTCCTTCGGGTTTCTTTTGAACGACCCAATCACCAGTGAATCCTCTCAAGTCGTCTATTGAACTAAAATCATAAACAGTATGTGCTGGGACAATGACTTTCTCAAACACTCCTGTTGGTTCATAATCGTCGGCTTTGAAAATGTCGCCATTTAGAATAGGAGGTGCGCCCATTTCATCAGTGACTTCAAGGGCCGGAATTGAATTGACCTTTGGTTTCAATGCGTGATCTGCATGTGTAGGGTGAACCATTCCCACATGGCCTTCATGGACGGTGCGTTGAAGAGTTTCAAACGGCCTGTCCTTTACCTCAAACCGTGTGCTATTGTTTTCCCTGTCCCAATTGAATGCAAGAGTCGCTGGCATTTTATGTCCCCAAGCGTCTTTATCGCCTGTCAAATACACTGGCGGAATTGTAGCATGTGATTGAGGGTGAATTGGCCCAAGAGGCACTTCTTGAGTGGCAAGTCCTCCCCCTGCAACCATTGGAGCAAAAGTTGTCATATTTTCCAAACCTCCACCTCTCATCAATTGCATGTTGGCGGCTTTCGCTAATTGTTGAAGGTTGCCACGGGCGAGAGTGTTTCCTTGAATGTCATTTGGATTGGTGCCGTGCAACAATGCAGGGCCGTGTTCAGCCATCAATTCCATAGCCATTTTTTGCATCATTTGACCGATTAACACATCGCTTTTTTCATAATGGTCGTTATGGAATGTGTGGTATTCTTCATCACCGGGGTGTCTTTCCCTTGTAGGGCCAATTCTTGGTTGTCCTTGATCTGTGTGAGAAGAAATGATTCGTCCTAAACCATTTGGGTTTGTTGCGAAAGCGTAGGATGGGATAATCATGCGCTTGCCCCCGCCTTGTATTTCCGAGGGGTGCAAATGTGCGCCGTTTGACACAGACGACCAAAGAGAACGACGGCGTGGGAATGAACGCACATACGGATGATCAGAACCAGCCGCCCATCCCGTTGATACTGCCGAACGGTGTGGGTGCCCAGCCATCATTGGATGATTTGCTGTCATAGGGAAAAATGATGAACCACTGCTGTGGTATGCGTCTTCACTGTCATTCAAGGGGTGTTGTCGGTCAGCGAGAAACCCAATCATTTCATCACCGAGCCATCCTTGCATAGCGGCTGGGTATGAATCTCTCAACATTGTTTGAAGGGACTGTGCATCACGCCCAACCCCTCCCCAGTGTTGAAATGGCAACCACCAATGGTGGTTTGCTGACGGTTCAATCATGTTGTCATTTGGGTCAATCATGTCAGCATTCTTCACCCACGGTGATTTCATGTGATTCAAGCCGGAGGGTATGTCCTCCGCTGACACTGGCCCGTGCCTGTCGGATGGCCGTTCCCACCAGCGGGCTATGGGAATAAGACGCTCAAACCAATTGCGCTTGGCCCTATCCCACGAAATACCCGCAGAAGCGGTGAAATCATTCATAACTTTGCGGGCATTTGGATCTGTTGGCCCTTCGGTTCCTCCTAATTTTTTGAGAGTGTCCATGAAAGCCTCTCGTTGGTCGGAGGATTGCCATTCAAGACCAAACAAATATGAAAGCAAACCAAGACGACTGTTGTTTCCACTCCACTGCTCTTTTTTGGCTGAAATATATTCATCATCGTCAGCATAGGAAAAGCGGTTTTTGCGGTCAGTCATGTAAAGGTCGTGAAGACTTTCAGTAGGTCGGCCAACAATTTCAGCGTATTCTTTGGGGATAACTCCCATGCGCTCGGCGTCTTTCATTGATTTGATAATTGATTGACCTTCTTCATCCTCTTCAATCAAGTGCAAAAGGTGATCGACAAAAGCGGGTTCTCCCCATTCGGCTCCATGAAGTAGAGGCATGGTTGGTAATTCGTATGAAAGAGGGTGCCTTTTCCCAAAACGGTTCTTTTCACTCGCCATAGGCCAGTCTTGGGCGTATGTTTTTGCGAACCTTCGTTGACCTGCGATGTAGTCTTCATAGCCAGCAGGGAGGTTGAGTGTGGTTATTGGCGACGGATTATCCATGTTCTCCATGTGATATTGAGGTGGTGCCGTCATAGGGAGCATTCCGAGAATAGCCTGATCTTCTTTTTCAATTGAAGTTTCATCTCCATAGTAGTCGGAAAAGGCTTTCAAATACAAGTCTTTGTTGACCTCATGGTTTGACACCAACGACAGGAGTGTATCGGTTCGTATTCTCAAGAACTCTTGCCTATTCATGCCTAAACCTCCAATTAGAGGTTCTTTGCGACATTTTCCATAAGGGAGGCAATTTCCTCAATGAGTCCGGGATTACCATATCCTTTTCTCAATTGCGTGAGGCGTTCTTCAATTGGAGCGATGTTCCAATTGCCGTCTTTACGGTCGCCTCCGTCTGTTAAGTGCATGTGAACTGAACTGCCTTTTTC